TATAGATAAAACAGCTGAACTAGAGGCAAAAATTAAAGAATTAGAATTAGCAATAGAAGCAAAGGATAATGAAGTTAAAGTTGCTAAGGAAGAGTTCAACAAACTAAAGTCTGAACCAGCTGCAAAGCCAATAGACAAGAAGAAATTTGAGAAAATTGAAAAACCAACTCAATATACTATGTTAGAGAAGGTTTCAATGATTATAAATAAAAACAAATAAATCCCAAAGGGGTTAACAAAAAATAATTAAAAATAATATGGCATTAGATGTTTCAGCTTTAACACCTTATACTGACGAAATCAGTTCTGGCTTAGCAAAACAAATTGTATTATCAGCAGACACTATTCAAGGTAACTTAGTTACTAAGAAATTTGGTGTTTATGGTGATACTTACAAACTTAACTATGTTAAATCTACAATGGTAGGTACTAGTTCAGCTTGTAACAACACTGACGCAGGTTCAACTGTAATGGCTCAAGGGTCAATCAGTATGTGCCCAATCACATTCGCTCAAACTATCTGTATAGACACTTTAAAGTCTTACTGGTATGATTTTGAAATGGAAAGAAGTTATGATAGCCAATCACTTGGAACATTCCAAGAGGTTTTCACAGCTAATAAAATGGAAACAATCACAAAAGAATTAGACAAAATCGCTTGGCAAGGTAATAAAGCTACTGGTACAGGTAACTTAATCTTATGTGATGGTTTCTTAAAAACTGCTACTGACTTAACAGGAGAAATTACTCTTACAAGAGCTACAATGTCTACTTCTAACTCAGTTTCTTATGTTAATTCAATTTTAGCATTAGTACCAGCAGAGATTTTAGATAAGGTAGAATTGTTCTTATCTCCAACTGACTTCCAATCTTATTTACAAGATTTAACAGCTAACTACAAATACAATGCAGTTCTAGTAGGAACAGAAGGTATTAAGAGAATTTTACACCCAGGTTCAATTGGACTTTACGTAAACTCAGTAAATGGTTTATCAGGTGTAGCTTCTGGTACATTCATCGCAACATCAAAAGATAACATTGTTTTAGCATTCGGTGCTGATAATAGTATGTCTTTCAATATGTGGTATTCAATGGACTCCCAAGCATTAAAATTAAACTCTAAAATTAAGATGGGTACAGGTTTCTACTTCCCTGAATTAGTTATAAGAAGTGCTTAATCATAATCACAACAATATAGATAAAGGGGACTTCGGTCCCATTATCTAATACAAAAACAAAATAACAATATGGCGTGTATAGTTAACGAAGGTTGGAGTTTAGGATGTCGTGATAATACTGGTGGTATTCAAGAGTTTTATATTAAATCTTTTTCATCTACTCAAAGTTATACTTATGATATAGATGGTAAAATTGGGACAGCATCAGTTGCTGAAACTTTTTACAGAATTGAACAAGTTAGTGAAACAGGAGAATTTCTACAAAATGGTCAACATTCACCTGAAAATGGAACAAACTTCTGGGAACAAGATGTAAATATGGTATTCCATAAATATCAAGCATCTGTAAGAGACCTTGTATATGTTCTAGCTCAAAAAGAATTACTAGTCTTAGCAAAAGACCAAAATGGTAAAGTATTTATGATTGGTGAACAAAATGGAGCTAATCTAGTAGCATCTACTGCAAATGTAGGTAAAGCTTATGGAGATATGAACGGTGCAACTGTTGGATTAAAAGCAAAAGAACCTTCTCCAGCAAGAGAATGTTCAGCTTCTTATTTAGCATCAATTACAATAGTATAATCTATCCTTTCAACCGAAAGAAAAACAAAACCAACTACGTCCTGTGGTTGGTTTTTTGTTTATATCAAAACAAAATTGGATTAATTATATTAATAATAAACATAAATACAATAATGATACTATTAAACTACGGAGTAAATCAAATGTACTTAACTATATCAGAGATTAATCCCTTTAATAATCCATTATATTATATAGATATTATAGACGAAACTGTATTCTCAACTAAAAGAGTTAGCATATTTGATACATCAATATATGCTGATAGATATAACCAATACCAAATAGAAGTAACTGGTACATATTCATATGAAAGTCTAACTGCGAGTATTGTGTATCTAAACGAAGGAAAACATAAATATAATGTCTATTCTTCTAATGGTATAGATTTACAATTATGTGAAACTGGTATATTACAAGTAAATAAAGTACATACAGCATCAGCGTCTTATAGTGATAACGTACCAGTTAGCTTTACATACTCATCTTATAGTGATACACTAAATTAAAATAAATAAATATGGAAAATAATAACGAAAAAAAGAATATAATTGGTCATAATCCAGTATATAAGTTCGGAAGAACAAGTGTTGGGACACCAGATGTTAGTGAATACTTCACAACAAGCAAATGGATTAACTTTGGAGAAGACAATTTATATCCACAAGAGTTAATTAGATTATATCAAAACGCTTCTACAATGCACAAGCAATTGGTAGATAGAAAGGTTGATATGGTTGCTGGTTTAGGATGGACTAATGAATCACCATTTATATTAAATGAATTTTCTGATGAAGACTTGAATACTATTGTTAAGAAAGTTGCTTTTGACCAAGTTATATTTAACGGATTTTATTTAGAACTTATATTTGATAAATCAGGTAAGAATATAGCACAAATAGAACATATCCCTTATGAAAAGATGAGAGTTGCTAAGTATGATTGTGAGATAGAAGGTGAGATAGAAGGATTTTATTTCAGTAAAGATTGGACTAAGAAGAATAGAAAAGAAAACAAACCTGAATTTCTACCAAAATATAACCCAGATTTAGACACAAGAGAATACCCAAGTCAGGTTATGTTTTTTAAAACATATACACCAGGTATGGATTACTATTCATTACCTTCATATTCAGCATCTATTAATTGGTTGAAACTAGATTATGAAATAAGTACATACCATTTAAAGAATGTCCAAAATGGATTAATGCCTGGTATGATTATCGTTAATAAAAGTGGTATACCAACTGCTCAAGAAAGAGAAGAGATTTATAGAGAAACAAAGGCTAGTTTAGCTGGTTCGGATAATGCTGGTGATTTTATTATGGTATATGCGGAGACACCAGATAAAGCGCCTGAGTTTATACCTATTGAATTAAACTCATCCGACCAAAGGTTTAAGGATTTAATGGCTCAAATAGATAATACTATTAAATACGCTCACAACTTTACTGATGCAATTGCTGGTATAGCAACATCTGGTAAATTAGGGACAAGCCAAGAGATTACAGAACAATTACAATATATGCAATCAACTGTTATATCACCTATACAAAAACATATTGAAATGGCCTTTACTAAGATTGCTAAAATAAATGGTGATGAAACAGAGTTAAAATTAAACAAATATATCATCTTTGACGACGCTACAATAAAAACAGCTCAATCATTAGAAGAAGGAGTACAAAAAATTAAATTAGTATAATGGAAAGCGAAACTAGAAACCCATTCATTAGTGTAGAGTATTTGAGAAGAAATACTATTATATCAGATAATGTTGATGCTAAGGTATTATTATCTATAATAAAAATGGCTGAGAGTAAATATATTAAACTATCAATTGGTACTTCTTTATATGATAAATTACATACTGATGTTATGAATAATTCTGTATCTGGTGTTTATAAGAAATTATTAGATGATTATATACTACCAACATTAACTCAATACTCAGTTTATGAGGCTATACCATATGGAAACTTTAAGTTCAATAACAAGTCTATATCAAAGCAAGAGAGTGACACATCAACAGCAGTTGATTTAACAGAACTTACATATCTAAGAGATAATGTATTAAACACAGCTGAGTTTTATGCTCAACAATTAATTAGATATTTACAAATTAATAATGTCTCTGAATATTTTACATTTGTAAATGGTGGAGTTAATCCACAACCAAACGCATACTTTAGTGGATACCACATACCAAGAAAAGGAAGAAATGGTTTTTACGACCTTGGAGGACCTAATAGAGATATAAAGATAGTATAAATAAATGGATATATTAATTGAAATAATAAATAGTCTAATAAAGTTATCACCATTAGTAGCAGTACTTAGTGGTATAATATATTACTTATATAAGAAAGTTGATAGATTAGAAATATTAATTGCATCAAAAGAAGGCGAAATGAAGGAGGCTATTAAATCAAAAGATAATGACATAAGGGAATTAAACTTATATATTAGAAAGAATGATAAGGATAATCAAATGATTTTAAGTCAAGTAGCAACAACACTTGATAAGGTATTAGATGAGCAGAAACACAATGTAGATGATATTAAAAATCATATTAGTATGCTTATTATGTTAAAAAATAAGGATAATTAAAATGGAGAAGACACCATCAGAACTAAGAGAAGATATATTCAAGAAGTTAATTCAATACCACGCTAGAAATTCCAGAAAGAAAAAGGAAAGACAAAAAGAAATAAAAGGAAATGAAGCAGTTTTTTATAAAAATGTTAAGTAATGGTGGTTCTATATCATCTAAAAGAGTTATAATGTTAGCTTCTTTTATATTATTAGGTATAGCATTCATATTAGATTTATTCTTTGATGTAAAAGTTAGTGATAAATTAGTGGATGTAATGGAGATGTTAGTTATATCAGGATTTGGTGGAACCGTATTAGAAAAGTTTACAGGAAATAAGAATGAAAAAGAAGAAGGTTAATAAGACAAATTTTAGAAGTTGTTGGACACACAAGTTCATTAATAAAGTTATACCTGATAAGAGGAATAAAAAGCCTAAGCATAAAAAAAGAGACCTTTCTGTTGATTAGGTCTCTTTTCTTTTTCTAAATTGTCACACTTAGATTATCTATCTCTATTATTCCTGAGGAAGACTTTTTAGCTCATTTCTAACTTCTAATAATTCTTTTTGTAAAATATCTTGATAACCATATTTTAATATATCATTGATAACCTCTTCCAATCGTAAATCTAACTCTTTCTTTCTATAAGAAAGTTCATTTGAATAATGAGCAATAGTTGACTCATTAATATGTAAATATCTACCATTTTTTAATTTAACTTCAATATCATATCCAATAATTTCGTTCTGAAATGTTCCACTCCATTGAACAACATCTGACTTTTCGACTCCTATACTATTCAAATAGGAGAATATTTGTTTTTCACTTACCATATCCTTTATATTTTATTTTTATTTATTCTTGCACTTAATCTTTTTCTTCATTCTTCATTTCTTTTAGTCTCATTCTTTATTCCATTAAATATCTTTCCACTACCATCCTTCGCCTTTAATTATTTCTTCTTTTTCTTTTCAACAAACTCTCTATACTTCTCATAGTTCTCTATTCTAGCTTCTGCTATCTTGAAATAGTTCTCATCCATCTCCATACCAACAAACCTAAACCCTTCTAGTTGTGCTGCTATACCAGTTGAACCTGAACCCATAAATGGGTCTAATAC